TCTTCTTTTCTGTCTGATTCAAAATATCGACCAAAGAACTTTGAACACTGGCAGAAGGTTCGTGAAACGATGTTTGTTCACACCCGCGGAAAGAAACCAGAAACAATCTTGACTGCAAGGCGACCAAACGAAGACCCAGATGTTCAGAAATATCGTCTTATGATTTACGAACCAATTACAAAAGGCTCAATGAATCGTGCAATTGACAAGTTGTTTCGTATTTTTCAGAATGCGAATTTTTCAATAAGTGTTTCAGATGAATTGAATGAATACTTGAACACCAGAAAGTTTGAAGGTCAATTCTTTTATTCATTCATTCAGAAGTATGTTGTCAGAAGAATGATTGAAGACCCGAACGGTTTTCTGGTCTGGGTTCCGTCTGGTGAAGGTCTTTTCAACCCTTCAGTGAAGGTCGATGTTTCACCTTTGTTGATTATGTCTGAACACATCAAGGTTTTTGAACCGAATTTGATTTGTTGGCGTTCACCAGATGAATTTGTTGAAGTCTTGTCAAATGGAAAGAAGACAAACACTGGTCTTGTTTATTACACTTTGACGAATGATGCGTATTTTCGTCACTTTCAGGTCGGCACTGGTCAAAATACCAGATTTGAAACTGAATTGATATACATGCACCAAATTGGTCAAGTTCCGGCAATTATTCTGGGCGGTGACCTTACCGACGAAGACTTTTTTGAAAGTTATTTTTCGGCATTTGTTCCCTTTGCAAATGAAGCGATTCGTCAGTATTCAGACTGGACGGCCGTCATGACAACTTCAGCATTCCCGTATCGTGAAGAAATTGCAGAAACTTGTTCAGCAAAAGGTTGTCGAGACGGAATTGTTTACAATCATGAATCAGATGAACATGAACGATGTGGCGTTTGCAAAGGTTCTGGTCGTGTCATTTCAAGGTCACCTTTTGGTGTGTATATTCGTGAAAAAGGTGACGGAATTCTAAAAGAAAACAATTCTTCATCTGAAGCAATGTTGAAATTCATTTCACCGCCAGTCGATATCATTCAGTATTCTGGTCAAGCGTGGGAAACATTGTTAAAAAAGGCGGAAGAATCACTTCACTTGACAACAATTGATGAAGCACAAAGCGGGACTGCAAAACAGATTGACCGTGAAGATTCATTTTCACAACTGACAAAGATTTCAAACAACATTTTTGATGAAATCATTTTCAAGTCTTTGATGTTCATTGAATCGTACAGAAATGTCATTCAACCAAAAGAACCAGTCATTGTGAAGCCGATTTCGTTTTCAATGAAGACTGAAGAAGACTTGATTTCTGAAATCACAAAATTGACTGACAAGAACGCACCAGTCGCATTTCTGGTTGAATCAACAAAAGACCTTGCAAAGAAAAGGTTTTCAGGAAACAAGGCCGTGACCAGAATGGTTGAAGTTCTGGTTTCGTACGACCCTTTGTTCAATTTAAGTGTGAAAGACAAACAGACCCTTCTTGCATCTGGAACAATCAAGAAAGAAGACCTTCTGAAGTCTTTGTACGCCTACAAAACCATGACTAATCTCGTTGCATCAAACGGAACTGAATTTCTTGAACAAGGTCTTTCAGAATTGTTCAATGCACTTGACACTGCAATGAAACCAGTCATTGATTCGTACATTCCGAAAACGATCATTGATGTTTCAGGGTTTGGTCAAGACACTGAACTTCAAAGGCAACAAGCCGAAGCACAAGCAAACCTGAAGGGTTCAGTCGGCGGTGTTCAAGGCATTCTTCAGATTCAAGAATCAGTTGCACAAGGTTTGACCCAAAGAAGTGCGGCACTTGCGTTGTTGCGTGAAATTTATGGAATTGAAGGCGAAAAGGCGGAACAAATTCTCGGCAACCCGATTGAAATATCAGTTCAACAAAATGCACTTTAATGGCGGAATTTTCAGATGAAATCATTGAAATAATTTCAAAGAAAGACAAGACAATTCAGACCGCTGAACAAAAGTTGTTCAACAAACTGACACCAACAAACCAAAGAATTTTCGGTGCGGTGAAGAAGTTGATTGACAAGATGAACACTTCAGGCGGAAAAATTGATTTTGACGACAAAAACATTGACCTTGTTTCAATGATTGATAAAACAATCATTGATGCGATTCAGGGTTCTGACATGCCTTCTGCGATTTCAGAATACCTTCGAAACTTTGAAACAATCAAACAATTCAATTTTGATGTTCAGAAAGATGTCAATGAACTTTCAGTTGATGAACTTGAAGATTTGATTTCACCAGTTCAAAAACAAGCGGTTGAATCAACACTTGAAGGTTTGACGGGTTCTGGTGTGAACACAAACTTCATTGAACCAGTCAGACAAGGTCTTTTTCAGAATATTGTTGCCGGAACTTCAAAGTCTGAACTTGAACAATACTTGACAAACTACATTCTCGGAAACCCAAATGTCGACGGACTTTATTCAAGATATGTCAAACAAGTTTCGCGCGATGCCTTGAATCAGTTTGAAGGTCAAATCAATTCAAGAATTGCAGAAGAATTTGAACTTGATGCCTTCAGATACGTGGGTTCGTTGATTGAAGATTCAAGAAGTCAGTGTGTTCGTTGGGTGAAGAAAAGAATTCTTCAGAAATCAGACCTTGATTCCGAAATTTCGTGGGCGACAAACAATGGTTCAGGCATGATTTCAGGAACAAACAAAGAAAACTTTGCAACATTTCGTGGCGGTTACAATTGCCGTCATTCTGCAATTCCTTTCAAGTTGACACCTTCACAAAAGAAAAGACTTGAAGAAGACCAGATTGACGATGAAAATGAAACTGAAACCAAAGTTGAAGACCAGATTTCTGAAGTCAAGAAAAAAGTCAAGACCAACAAGAAAAAACAAGAAAATGTTTCAAATCAAGAACAACTGAATGAAGAATTCTTTGTTTCAAGTCAAACACCAGAATTCAACAAGAAGTTCTTTGAAATTGTTGCCGATGCCGATTCTGCGGCAAAATTTTCAAATTCTGGAAGTGTTCCGATTGGATTGTTGACACCCAGCGAAGCCGCAGCACCTTTGAAAAGTAAGAACCTTTTCATCAACAAACCCAAAGTGTTTGCGAGTAATGTTCCCAGACTTACGGACGGAACTGGCGGAATGTGTACTTATTACGCTTCAAGCGGCAAAACCGCTGGTCTTTCAGTGAAGACTTACAAAAACGATACAATCTTAAAAAAGAATTATTCAAACCAGTTGAATTCTCTTTATGAAGACCGAGAAAGGTTTTTGAAAGAAAATGATTCTTTGTATTTGAATGCAAAAGGTGACATCATTCGAAACGGGTATAAATTCACAGAAGGTGACAAGATTTACGGAATTTTTTCAATGTCTGAATTGAAAGACAACAACATCGCACCAACAATCACACATGAATTCGCGCATTTGATTCACAACAATGTTGACCCAAAGAAGCGAGACATCTTGACTTCTTTTGCAAGACAAAGACAAATCAGATTGACAGACGCACCAACAAGTTACGGTGAAACAAACTGGTCTGAATTCTGGACTGAATCGTTTTCCGCATACGTTTATGCACCTGAATGGTTTGAAAAATATCACAAGAAGACCTTTGACTTCTTCAAAGATTTGGTCAAAGAATACAAAATTGACATTGACACGATTATTCAATACAAATGACAAGCAAACAAAGACAAGAACTTTCTGAAATAACAGAAGAAGCGGTCGAAAACAACGATCTTGAAACTTTAACTGAAATTTATTCAATCATTGCACAAGACTTCAAAAATGAACCAGACCCTTTTGCATTTGAATGGTTTGGTTCAATGCTCGACCCAGACCAATGGAACGAAGTCACAACTCGTTTTGAAAAAAATCAATAAATTTGTCAATCAAACATTTCACAAATGGAAAAAATAAAAGTTCAGAATGTCAGAACTGGGAAAGTTTCTGAAATCACAAAAATCGCTTACGAGCAACTGAAGAAAGGCGGTCACGCAAAGAACTTTGATGTTCTTCAAGACATGCCGAAAAAACAAATCAAGTTCAATGTTTCTTCACCAGTTGGTGAACCTGAACCTGAACCAGAACATTCAATTCAAGAAGAAGTTGTTGTTCCGAAAACACGAAAATCAAAAATCAAATAAGCATGAAGCACATTGAAACCTTTCTGAAAAAAATCGGCATCAACAATGAATCAATTCAAAAACTGACTTCAGATGAAGAACTGAACATTGACGAAATCGTGTCACAATTTAAGTCTGGTCAAAAAGAAGTCTTGAAGAATGATTCAGACTTCATTCAACCAATAAAAGACGAAATTCGTGGCGAACAATTGTCAAAGATTGAACACAAACTGAAGAAGAAGTTCAACTTGACACCAGATGAAATCAAAGACAAGAAGTTCGATGAAATTGTTGACATTGCCTTCGATAAAACGATCAAGTCAACTTCTTCTGGTGCGGAAGAACTTCAACAAAAGTTGATTGAATTGACCAATGAAAACAAAAAACTGGTTGAAGAAATCATTCCGGCAAAAGATTCAGAAGTGAAGAACGCAATCAAGACATTCAAACGCGAATCAATTCTTTCATCAATTCTTTCAAAGAAGAATTTGATTGTTTCACCAGATGTTGTCATTCCGGCAGTGAAAAACTACCTTGATTCGAATTACAATCTTGATTTTGATGAAGGTTCAAATTCAATTTTGATAAAAACAAAGCAAAATTTGAACCCTTTGAATTCAGACGGAACGAAAATTCTTACCTTTGAAGAAGTTCTTGACACACACCTTCAGTCTTTGAATGTCATTAAACAATCAAACGGCACGCCTTCAGCACAAAAACCAGTGTTGACTGGACAACCGCAGATTCAAAATGATGAACCAAAGTACAAACTTGTCGGACTTGCAAAAGCACAACAAAATGCTGAAGCATTGAAGTCAATGAAAGTGTTTGGTCAAGAATAAAATCGGGCAGCGGTGCCGTAAAACCGAATTTCTGGGTTTGTCAAACCAAAAATGACAATCGTGGGAACCGACCCAAAAACGGAAAATCAATTTTTGATTCTTTGTTTTTGGGTTTTGTGTTTTTCACACTGAACAATTCACTTTTTTTCAACCCTTAAAAACTCAAAAAAAATGGCTTTTACAGAAGGTCTTTGCCAAAAACTACAACAAAATTTGTCAGATGTTGCCGGACAAAATGCACCGGCATTGAAACGCGACAAAGTCGGGTATCTTGATGCACTGATGTCAGAAGAAAATCGTTCAGGTTTTCAAGCGATTCAAGTTCCCACAAACGGAAAGTCAAGACTGGTTCAGATTGACTACATTCAACGCGGAACCGATGACGATGTCAATCTGACTTGCACAAATTCTTGTGAAACTGAACAAGAAATCGCACCAAAGCAAACAATTTTTGAAATTGACAATTGCATTGAAACCAAAGGAATGAAATTTTCTGAAGATGAAATGCGGAAATTGTGCGAAGCCGATTCAGTTTATGTGTCAAATGTTATCATGTCGCAAATGAATGCAATCAATGTTGCACTTGACAAACAACTTTTGACCCAACAATCGACCAATTTCGGAAAATTTGCTGACGGGACAACCCAGAAGTCAATCAAGTTGTTTGAAGACACATCAAATGCACCGCGTTCAATTGCCGCTTCACAGATTCGTCATGAATACGAACTTGTTGGTTCATCTGGTGCGCCGATGATTATCGGTTCAGGTAACTTTGATTTGTATGCAAAAACACAACAAATTGCATGTTGCAATTCATTCGGTGTTGATTTAGCACGCTGGACCGATTACATGTATTTCAATGACAGATTTGTTGAATCAGTTATCGGAGCAAACGAATTCGTTGTCATTGCACCGAATGCGGTTCAATTGGTGACATGGAACAAGTATGTTGACACTTATGCAAAACGCAATGATGTGTTTGAACACGGAACAATCACAGACCCTTTCACCAATTTGACATACGACCTGAAGGTTCACTACGATGATTGTGCTGATGAATGGTCAATCAAATTGTCTTTGAACTGGGGTTTGTTCTTCATTCCTTCAAATGCCTTTGCTGCGACAGATGTGAACACTGGTGTGAATTACACTTTCAATTTCAAAGATTGTTCAACAATTGCCGTTTGCGACTAATTAACTGAATGTTCAACCCTTAAAAACTCAAAAACATGGCACTTTGTCCATCAACATGCGCACCCGCCTTGCCGGTAAGTTATTCCGGTGGCTGCGGTGTTACCTTACGGAATGGCGGTATTTCAAAACTGGCATTCATCAAATGTGATTACGAATTCACTGACATTGAAGATCGTGCAGAATGGATTGCGGCAATCGCAAGCAATGATGTTGTTCTGACTGGTCTTATTGTTGGTCAAAAACCCAAAGGAACTTTCACGAAGAAAAGAATTTCTTCATGCGGAACCGAAGCGGTTGTTGGCGGTGAAAAGACCGTGACCTTTCAAGATTACAATTCAGATGCCGCTTCATGTGCTGACATTACGTTCTGGAACACAATTCAGTTGAATGCAACCAATTACCAGTTCGGATACTACACATGTGACGGGTATTTCTACGGACCGATTTCTTCATTCCAGATTGAAGTTGACCAAGTTATCGAAGACAACAACACTGGTTCAATCTTCTTTGACGGAACAATTTCGTGGACTTCGATTCTCGCACCTTGCGGTGTTGCAGTCAATCTTGACGGAATTTAATACCTTTGTTCTTGTTCATGTAGTTTGTTTGAATCGGCTGAAAGAATTTGTCTTTTCAGCCGATTTTTTCTTTTATTTTTACAAAAACTAAAAAACACAAGTCATGATTGGAACAATTGACAAAACTGGAACAACAACAAACCCGTCAACACCTTCAAAAGACGGAACAACAACACCAAAAACAGACCCAAAAACAGACCCAAAGACTGACCCGAAGACTGACCCGAAGACTGACCCGAAGAAACCTTCAAAAGATGTCAAAAGCGAAATTCAGTCAAAGTCAAGTTTGATGTCAAAGAAAGTTGCACAAGTCAATTCTGGTTCAGTTGCAAAAGGCCGAACCGGTGAAATTGTAAGTGTAAACAATGCAAGACCAGCGAAAGTTGTTTATCAATTGCCGAAAGGCATGGGTTCAGGTTCAAAATTCAAGAAATAATGATTGTTCGCAACCAGTTATTGAACAACACATCAAGTGAATTGTCAAAATCAGTTCATTTTCTCGAAAGGTCAATCAATGTTTACGATCTTTTTATGGTCGCAACATCTGATTCAGAACTTGAAGAAGTTACAAAATTCGAGAAAAGACAAGGTCTGAAGGTTACAAAAGCAAACTGGTTGAAACTTGTTTCTGAAAAAAAGGGTTTGATTTTCTTTGTCACATCTGGACACTTCAGAAGAAAATCAGATGTTTTCATTGAACAAGGTCTTGAACAATTGAAAACGCACATCAAGAACGAATCAAGTTCTTTGTTTGTTGACCAATTGACAAAGCATGAAAAATTCGATGTCTTCTTCATTGGTCAAAAAAAAGCAATTGAAAAGGAAACTGAAAACGAAAAGAATTCTTCAATCTGAAAACAATGCAAATCAGACCCTTCAAATACTTCGTGATTCATTGCACTGCAACAAAAGAAGGTCAAAACATCACACCAGAACAAGTCTTGTCGTGGCATACTTCACCGCAACCAGTTGGTCGTGGTTGGAAAAAGGTCGGTTATTCTGATTTGATTCAGATTGACGGAAAACGACATCGGTATGTTGAACACAACGGTGACCTTTGGATTCAAGATTCAGAAATCACAAACGGTGTCAAAGGCATCAATTCAATTTCAAGACATGTTGTGTACGTTGGCGGTCTTGATTCACAATTGAAACCAAAAAACACACTGAACATTGAACAAACAAAAACACTGACTTTGATTATTAAAGAAGTTCTTGACTACAACCCAAATGTTTTGATCGCTGGACACAACCAGTTCGACAACAAGGCTTGTCCGTCATTCTGGGTTCCGGACTTCTTGAAGTCAATTGGTGTGAAAGATAAAAACATTTACAAAAACGACCCTTTTGGATATGGCGACAAGTTGTTTTGAAAATTTCATCGGTCTGAAGTGTGTTTCAACTTCAACCCCGAAGTCAGGTCTTTATATTGACGACCTTGAAGGCATCAATCTTCGTTTTGCCGCTGACATTGCCGATTCTGGTTTCACATCTGGAATCAATTTGATTCAGTCAAAGATTGCCTTTGCGACACAACTGGTTCTTGACGAAATTTCAAGGTTTGCAACACCTTACTTCAGAATGAATTCATTGATTGATGAATTGAAGGTCGGTGAATGGTCAACACCAGTGAACTACTTGACACCTTCAGCATTTGACAAAGGTGTTCGAATCAGAACTCGTGAATCAAGAATGTTGCGAATCAGAATTCAATCAGTTCAAATAAGAATTCAAGAAACAAACTTTTCAGGAAACATTCTGATTGAAGACGGAATTTTCACAAATCAATTCCCTTTCACAACTGATTCAGACGGGTTTGCAGAAATTTTCCCGAATTACATTTCAGACACGGCAGAAGTTTATGTTTTGACAGACAACACTTCAATTCACACTTTGAACACGAAGGTCAAGTCTTCTTGCAATTGTTCAACCGCAAAAAGTCGATTCTTGACTTCAAACGGTTGGAATGGTCAAAGCACTTCTTCAACTTCATTTGGTCTGGTTGTTCATGCAGTTGCAGAATGTTCTTCAGATGAAATTGCATGTATTCTTGCACAAAAAATCAGATTTCCGATTCTTTACAAAGCGGGAATTGAAATCGTGAAAGAAGCAATGACGACTGACCGACTGAATTCAGTCACACTTCTTGATTCTGAAAAGTGTGAATTCATGCTTGAAGAATTTCAAAAGCAATACGACCAACACTTTCAAACAACAATTCAGTCTTTGCCTTCATTGTTCACCAGACTTGACGATGTTTGTGTTGTTTGCAATCAGTCACGATTTGTTTACGGTTTACCTTAAAAATTCAAATATCATGAAAACAATGTCAATTCTTTCATTCGGTTGCAATTGCGGACCGAAACGCCCCGCTGGACAACAAAGACCAATACGAAGACCAAAGTGACACAAGAAAGTTTTGTTTCAAAAATCAGAAACTTTTTAGGTTCAAAAATGTAAACTTTGACCATGACAACCAAAAAGGTAAATAAGTTAAAAAAAATCTTGACCGTTGTCATGAAACACTGGCGGTCAACAATTGGTTCATTGCTTGTTCTGGTTTCAGTTCTTCTTCTTATTTTCAAGAAGATTGAAGTTGAAACACTGGCAGCGATAATCGGTGCGTTGATTGCCGCTGGTTACATTCCAAAACCTAAAAATGAAGACAATGAAGAACAAACCTGAAACACACGACACCGTGATAACAATTAGACATCAAAACATTCAACAATGCAGTTCAAAGGGTTTTTGTAAAAACCACCCAGACAAACACTTGTTGATTCATACGCAAGACCCAGAAACAAACTTGTGTCTTGATTCATCAAGAATTGACACTGCAATTGTTCAGGCAAACAAAGAAACTTTTCAGGCAATCACGAAAGGTGAAGTGAAGCATGAAAAAGAAGTTGTTTTGACTGCATTTGACACAATCAAACCATGCGACAACACCTTTCTTCAAAAAGGCGACACCAGACTTGCAAGTGAAATCATTTCAATTCCTGAAATCAAAAATCAAGAACCAGTTCAAGCGAATCTTGACCTTGAATGTTTGTCTTTGACATTTGGGTTCATGATTTATCTTTCGTTGAAATATGCGGTCAATTCGTATTCTGCATGGTCTTCAATGTTTTCAGAAATCAAGTCAATTGTGAATTCATGAAACACTTTGCCTTTTTTCTTTTGGTTGTTTTGTTTTCTGGTTGTGTGACTGAAAAGAAATGTCGTGAAAGGTTTCCTTTTGAAACGGAAACATTCTTCAAAGACACCTTGATTGTGACTTCAACAAGGTCTTTTGACACCTTGATTCAAGATGTCGGAACCGATACGGTTTACATTCGTGACCTGAAGACCAGAATTGAAACCAAACTTGTGAAGGTGAATGATTCAATTTTCGTTTCAACAAAATGCCCGTCAGACACGATTCGTGTTGAAAAGGTTGTTCAGACAATCACAAACAAACCTTCAAAAGAAACGAACTGGTTTTTTGTTGTTCTGGCAATCATTTTGACAACAATTGTGTTTTTGTCTTATTCAATTTTCATGAAATTACGATGAACCTTGACCAGTTGAAAAACAGAATTCAATTCATTGCAACCAGATTGAACCAGAAGAAAGTTGATTTTCTTCTTCTGGGCGGCAAAAATCTTGAAGGTTTGATGAAGGCAAGAATTTTCAATGACGGTCTTGATTCTGGTGAAAGGAAAATCGGAAAATACAAATCAAAGGCGTGGATTCAGAAAAGAAAAGACTTCGGAAGACAGACTTCAAATGTTGACCTTGAATTCACTGGTGAACTTCGTGATTCAATTCAGGTTGTGAAGTCACAAAATGAAGTCTTTCTTGTTGTGATTAACGACAAAGACTTTGCAAAAGCAAAAGGTCAAGAAGACAGAAGAAAGAAGAAAATCTTCACACCTTCGCGCGATGAACGTGAAGAAACAGAAGAATACATTCAAGACCTTTTCAATGCAGAACTTGACAAAATTGTGAAACTTTTATGACAGAACACCTTGAAAACATTGTTTCTTCAATTCAAGAAACAAACCCAGAACTGAAAAAGTCAGTCTTTCTTGCGATCATTGATGAAGAAGGTCGTGTTTTGAAACGAGACCAGACACAAAATGAATACGTTTTCGCAGGACTGACAGACCATGAAGATTCGTATTTTTACATCAGAACCAGAAATTCAGGGAAAATTGAATTTTCTGAAACAAGCATGTCAAAGAAGTTTGCACAAATGCAGAATTTCTATCGAATAAGGTACGAACTTCGTGTTGTTGCATGTCTGAAGAACGCAGACCCGATTTGTCTTGAAGAATCAGTCAGGTTCGGTGTTTTGAACGCAGACCTGAATTCAACTTCAACCTTTGCAAATGTTTCAGTTCAACCAGTTCAGTCATTGATTGATTCAATTGCAGTTGTTCAAGAAGAATCAAAGAAGGCGAAACCCTTTTCAAAAAACTTGACCTTCATTGCATTTGATTTTGACCTTGTTGGCGATCGTGACATGTCACTTGAAGCATATTGTCAAAACCCTTGTTCAACACCTTCTTGTTGAAATTTATATCTTTGAAAAAAAAACATCATGAATTGCGGTTGCACAAAACACATCGGTTGTTTCACACCAAATCAAACAATTGATTTCGGAATCAATGCACCTTTCGGTGACGATTACACATTCCAAATCTGGTCGAATTCAGGTTACTTTGAACAAACCTTCACATTTTCATTTGGTGAAGCGATTCAAATACCTTTTACATTCAATGAAAATTCAACAACAACCATAAAAATAAAAATCAACACATACGGTGTTTCTGGTTTGATGTATTTGACCAGCGATGACGGTGCATGTTCATTTGAAGTTTCTGGTCTTGTTCCAACATGCTAAAATTCAAAAAATGAAAAGTTCAATTTCAAAAGTAAAAGATTCAATCAATCAGTTTGGGTTCATTTCAATCGGGTTCATGTTTGGTTTTGCAGTTGCAATTCTGACTGGTCAAACAGCGGGACCGGTTTTCACTGGTGTTGTTGTTGGTTCGGCTGCGGGTTTGATTTCATTGTTCATTGACTTCTTGATTCAACCTGAACAAATTTTCGGGTTCTGGTCAACAAAGGTTCTTGCATGGTTGAAGAAAGACCGAAATCTTTTCAGGTTCATGTCAAAACCTTTGGGCGGTTGTCTGTATTGCATGAATGTCTGGGTAACACTTTCAGTCTTCATCTGGTCAAAACCTTTGACTGGTTTTTCGTGGCCGGTGTTTTTGGCAGTTGTTTCAGTCAGTCATGTTGTTCTGGCAATCAGTGAAAGAAAGGTCAATTCTTGAAATTTCCGCCTTCATGAAAGGTGTTTTCATATATTTGCAAATCGATTCAAGTGTTGTTTGATTCATTTGTGACGATTTGCGATAAGACCCTGAAGCGATTCAGGGTTTTTTTATGAAATTTCACATCGCTAACTGATTCAGATTCAGGAAAAAGAAAAATAAATTGAAATTATTTTTCAAAAGGTGTTGTTTATATCAAAAAAACACGCACCTTTGTCACATGCAAATCAATCAAAAACAAAACATCATGAAAACAACATTCAAACAAACACAAAAACTTTCACAAGCCGGTTCATTCTTCAACTGGTTAATGTCAAACAATGAATCGGTTCCGGTTGCTGGAGAATTCGCAACAATCATGTCATGGACTGATCGTGATGTTGTTCTGATTCATTCAGTTTCAAGTTGCGGCAAAAAGGTTGTTCTTGAAATATTGAACACAATCGCAGACAAGTCACAAAATTGTCAAATCGGACATCAAAACTGGATTCATGAACAAACTGGTCAATTTTATTCAGTTGAATACCGCCGTGGCGGTTGGTATCAAGTCGGCAATGAAATCACATTCACACAAGAATTCATTGATTCAATACCTTCTGCATCAATTCCGGCATATCTTCAGAAGAACAACCCTGAATTGTTGGAACAAATCTACGAAGGCGATGTCTGGCCGAGAAAAGTCATTGAAGGTGTGACAAAGTCAAAAAAAGTTTATTCAAAAATACGAATCTTGTTTGGTTCATGCGATTATCATTATGACTGGACTTTCTAAAAACCAGAAATTCAATGTCAGGGCGGTCAACAACCGCCCTTTTTTTTGCCCAAAAACAAACCAGTTCAAGAAAAATCAACATCAAAATGAAATTATTTTTCATAAAGTGTTGCATGAATAAAAAACTTCAATACATTTGTTGAAGCAAATCAATCTTAAAAACACAACATCATGACTGCAACACTTACAATTTCAAATGAAAGAAAATCTTTCCGCGCCGCAAAACTGGTTCAGGCACTAATTGAAGACCAGAAGTACAACTTTGACTTCGATTACGCACTTGACGGAACACTTTACATCTTTGGCAATGACATGATTCTTTTCAAAGACGAATTGAATGACATCATTGATGAATTGATTCTTTCTTTTCTTGAAGAATCAATTGAAGTTTCTTCAATTGAATTCAAATCAGACGACATTCAATACCCTACAAAATAAGATCGCTAATTGTCAAACCTTAAAAAATCAGAAATCATGTTTTCATTGAACTGCCCGTTTTACACAAAACAATTTTACACCGCTGAAGAACTTGTCATTGATGCAACACTTGAAGGTGTTGATTTGGACTTGAAAATTCTTTTCAACGGTCAACTAACTGGTGAAACACTTGAAACACTTGTCAGTCAATTTCTTCATTTTTAATCAATCAAACACACAACATCATGAACACTTCAATTCTGAATCAAATTCCGAAGCAATACAAACCAGAAGTTTCCGAATCATTGCTTTATTTGACAACACCTGAATTCATTTCAGTTCCTTTGAAAGACATTTCAATTGAATCAACTGAAACGGTTGTGCGTATAAAACATCAGTTTTTCATCATTACACTTTGGAAAAACGTCACAACCACAAATGTGAACCTTCTGACTGACTTATTCTGATTCAATAAATAAAAACAATCTGGGCGGCTAACAACCGCCCTTTTTTAGCATAAAAAAAACATGAAGCAAATCAATCTTTTTGGTGAAGAAGTTGACCCGAACTCGGTCAAGTACACAAAGAACATTCAAGCACCAGTTTATGAACCCAAAAACAGAAAACCGCACATCATTGAACTTGTTGACAAGTCAAAGACACAAAGACTGATTCGTGAAATTGAACAATCAAACATCAGTTTTGAAGAAAAAAGGTTTCTGATTGATGCCGCAAGAAGACATCTGGTTTTCAATTATGAAAAAATTGCAGATTATTACGCACATTCTTCACCAGAAACACAAAGACTTTTTGAAAAGTCGGCACTCGTTATCATTGATTTTGAAAAGGCAATTCAACACGGTTTTGTCAAACTTTGTGAAGAACTCAAAAAACAATATCTTGAAGAATACATTGACAATGAAGAATGAATCTTTTGCCGTTTTCATCTTGACACATGGACGACCTGACAAAGTCAAGACCTTGAAGACCTTGAAAAAATGCAATTACACTGGTCGAATTTATTTCATCGTTGACAATGAAGACAAAACCCTTCAGAAGTACATTGACAACTTTGGTATTGACAATGTGAAGGTGTTTGACAAACTGAAGATTTCAGAAACCTTTGATGAAGGGAACAACTTTGAAGATCGCAAAACGATTGTTTACGCACGAAATGCGTGTTTTCAGATTGCAAAAGAACTTGACCTGAAGTTTTTCATTCAACTCGATGACGATTACGTGTCATTTGAATTCAGATACATTTCACCAGACGGCAAAAAACTTCTGGTTGACAAAAGAATGAATCTTGATGAAGTCTTTGACCTTCATCTTGAATTCTTCAAGTCAACACCTTTCAAATCAATTGCCTTTGCACAAGGCGGTGACTTCATCGGCGGCATCGAAAACCCGTATGTTCAGAAAAGACCCTTGTTGCGAAAATGTATGAATTCATTCATTTGTTCAACTGATCGTGAATTTCAGTTTGTTGGTTCAATCAATGAAGATGTGAACACATACACAACACTCGGAAGTCGTGGTGAATTGTTTGGTACGGTTCCAATGGTTTCACTGGTTCAGACTGCAACACAATCGCAGAATTCTGGAATGACGGAAGCATATTTGCGTTTCGGGACTTACTGCAAGTCTTTCACAACCGTAATCATGCAACCTTCATCAGTTAAAGTTGCAATGATGTCAAGTTCAAACCCGAGAATTCATCATTCAATTTCGTGGTTGAACACAACACCTTTGATTCTTGATGAAAAGCACAAAAAACAAGACACACCAGACATCAATCTTTGAACCTGAATTGTTTCAGATCGTTTTCAAACTTGAAGGCGGTGAAGTTCAAACAACCAGACAAATGACTTCTGAAGAATGTCAAGACTTCTTTGACTTTCTTGAAGTCTTTGCAATCACACCAGTTGAAATCAAAATCTTAAAATCATGAAAACAATCAATTCTGTTTCTGGCGGAAAAACTTCTTCTTTTATCGCTGCTAATTATTTAGCCGACCTTAATCTTTTTTCTTTGGTAAGAACTGAAGACAAGAATTGTCTTTTTCCAGATTCGAAAATTCGCCAAATTGTTGAAGACAGAATTCAAAAACCTTTTGTTGGAACACTTGAAGACGATTTAATCATTTATACAATTTTAGACCTTGAACAATTTATCGGTCAAGAAATAAAAATTGTTTCTGGCGAAACTTATGACCAAATAATTCAAAAAAAAGGCGGTTGGTTGCCGAATAAACTTCACAGATATTGCACGACTTTTTTGAAAATTGAACCAATGTTCAAATTCTGGCTCGATAATTTTGAAGAACCAGTTGAAATGCGAATCGGTTTCAGAGCAAATGAAACAAGCAGAATGCAAACAATGATTGAAAAAACAGATGAAAACGGCTTTTTATCATATAAATGGACAACTGAAAAGTTGAAAGACGGACGAAATAAATGGAAACAGATACCGTGGCAAAAACCGACATTCCCTTTGATTGAAAAAAGAACTTTCAAAGACGAAATTGAAAAGTTTTGGAAAGACAAACCAGTTCGATTTGCTGAATTTAACAATTGCGTGGGTTGTTTTCACCGAAACCCGATTTTATTACACAGAATGTTTGAAAAACACTCCAACAAAATGAACTGGTTTCTTTGTGCTGAAAAAAATGAAAAAAACAAATCTGGAACATGGCGTTCAGATGTTTCTTACGAACAAATAAAAAATTTCAAAAAGCAACTAACAATTGAATTCGACCAATATGACACCTGCGATTCTGGGTTTTGTGAAAATGAATGAATCATTTTTTCAAACTTAATTTTTTACAAAAAATCAAAAATCATGAAAATAATTGTCAAACACAAAATGAACATTCTTCAAGAATTGAACTTCAGAACCTTTGAAGTTGTCAGAACCTTTGGTGAAAAAGGTCTTGAAATTTATGTTCCAGAACTGAAGCGAAAAATTGACTTGTCAATCGAAGAAATTTACATTGTTGACCTTCTTGAAGAACTTGAAAAAGCAACCAAAAATGAAGAATTCGATTCTGAAAGGTTCGGTTTTCTTCACAATTACATCAGTCTGAATTGTGTTCCTGAAGACCATTTTCTCGTGATTTCTGCCGACCTTTGGCGATATGCAAAACTGAACTGAAGTGTTTTTTCTGAAAAAAAATTTCAAAAGATGTTGCATGAATCAAAATCTTTTTACATTTGCAGAAACAAACAAACTCAAAAACATCATGAAAAACATTCAATTTCTTTTCAAGGGTACTGAATACAACATCAAGACACAATTTTCTGAACATGAAAATTTGACTTTCACTGGTTTTCAACATGAAAATGACGATGTAACGTTAGCATGTTTCGAACACATTGAAACAAAACAAGAAGTTTGTTTTGACATCAGTGTTTCTTCAAATGAAGTTATTCTTGACTAATTATGAAGGCAATCGTAAAATCGTTCGCATCAACACCAAATGATTTCGCTTCGGTGAAGTCATTTGGTCTTTTGAATGAAGTCTTTGTTTCTGGTTCACTGGTCTGTTTTCAAGAATTTGATTCAGTTGATTCTGCAAAAGATTACTTGACACACATTGCAAGAAATCTTTATTCAGACAACTTCAAAGACATGGTTGAAAACCTTTGGTCGTATGGTCTGACATTCCAGAACACTTCAGCGATCATTCTAACTGGTGAACAACTTGAATCATTCAAAATAATCATTGACAATCAAAAATCGCAAAATCATGTATAAACTACAAATTGAACAAAAACACAACGGTTCAACATCTGAACAAACTTTCATTGACTTCAAAAAGTGTTTTGAATCATTTCAGGTTGAAATGAAAATCAGAAACATTGAAAAGTTTGAAGGTTTCGGAATTCCAAAAGATGAAGACATTGAAAACATTGGTTTCGGTCTTCTTTTTCATGCTGAAGGTCAACACCAGTCAGTTTCAATTTTGAAGACTGCAACTGGAAAAGAATTCAAGACGAAAAACCCTTTTTTACGGACTTACAACGGCAGAATGGAAAACTTGATACATTTCATCTACACTGAAGGCGGTCGTGAATTCTTGTCATTGAATGCTCGTCATTTGCCTTTGGACAACCCAGATGCCGGACTTGTCAGGTTCTTTCACATGAACAATCAAGTTGTCGGTGTTCTGGAACGATCAAACCAGTTTGAAATTGTCTTTTCAAGGCATTTTGAAACATTTGGTGAAGCAATTTCGGAAATTGAAAAACACTTTTCTTCAAGTGACCTTGAACCAGAAGTCAAGAATTACTTGACACCTGAATTCTTCATTCAAATTTTGCCGATTATTGCCGTAAGCATTCCCGCAATTGCAGTTCTTATTCTTTCAATTTTTCTGGCATGGAAACAATAATTTTCAGAAACTTCTTCGCCCAGTTGAATGACACTGAAATTGACTTTGTCATTTTTCAACTGAACAAAAACAAGGTTTTTTCGCATGAAATCTTCAGGTCAAATGTTGGCGACATTGATGCCTTGTTCATAAAGTATTTCGTCAAGAACATTGAAGTCAGTTTTCTGGGTTCAATTCTGGTCGATTCAATTTCATCAAAAATTCAACCCTTAAATTCATAAACATGAACACACTTTCAACAATGGTTCAGATTGACACTGAACTTTCAAAAACAAATGCCGCAAAATTCGCAACTGAAATCATTCAATTGAATGAAGAAGGCAACATTGACACCTTGACACTTCTTGCAAGAATTGAATTTCTTTCGCAAGTTCTTGAAACTGCAAAAGCCGACCTTCGAGAAAAGGCGATTGATGAACTTGACCTTTACGGACCAGAAGCGAAAACTGGTGTTGTGAAATCTGGTGTGACATTCAAACACAAAGAAACCGCAGTGAAATACGATTTTTCACATGTTCAACACTGGTCTTTGCTGAAGCAAGAAGAAGACATTGCGACACAAAGCAAAAAGGAATTTGAAACACTTCTGAAGACCTTGAAGACCAGAACTTCAATCGCAGACCCGAACACTGGTGAAATGATTGATGTTGCACCGCCAGTGAAGTCTTCAAAAACTACCGTTGAAATAACTTTGAAGAAATAAAATTTCAGTTAATTTTGTAAAATCAAAAGCAAATCAAAACCATGACAACAACAAAAATCGAAAAACCAGTTCAGTCAACCTTTGATGTTGACAAAATCAAGAAGTATTTGCACACGATGAATCTTGCGTCAAATCTGACAAATTCAGAAGTTGAACAATTCATTGAAATTGCACAATCATTTGAATTGAACCCTTTCAAACGTGAAATTTACGCAAACAAATACGGTGACAAGTTCAGTGTTATTGTTGGTTTCGAGACCTACATTAAACGGGCCGAAAGGTCTGGTCTTCTTTCAGGTTGGAATGTGACAACAGAAGGTTCAATTGACAGAAACAACTTCATGAATTCAGACCTTCGTGCAATCATTACAATTCACAGAAAAGACTTTGAATTTCCGTTTGTTCACGATGTGTATTACATTGAATACGTAGGTCGCAGACGGGACGGTTCAATTACGGACTTCTGGAAAAACAAACCTTTCACAATGATAAAGAAGGTCGCAATGGCGCAAGGGTTCAGACTTTGTTTTTCTGATGAACTGGGCGGAATGCCGTACACATCTGAAGAACTTGCAACAATTGAAACTGAAGCGGTTGTTGTTGAATCAATCAAACCTGAAAGAAAGAAGAAAGAATCAAAAGTTGAAGGTCTGAACATCATTGAATCGGTTGATGAAGCGAAATCGGCCGCAAAGAATGCAATCAGAATCAGAACACTTCTTGAACTTATCAGAAATTCAAAGTCAGTTCAAGAACTGGTTGAAATCTGGAAAAACAACGAAGACCTTCATGCTGAATCTTCATTCAAAAATGCAATGACTTCAAAGAAGAATGAATTGAAGGTTGAAGAAGTTGTTCATGTTGAAGTCATTCAAGAACCAGTTTCAGAACCAGTCATTCAACCAGAACCAGAACCAGTCATTCAACCTTCACAAGAACTTTCAAACCGTCGTCAGTATTATTTTGACCTTATTGAAGAAACTTCAGTCATTGAAGAAATCATTGACTTGACATTCAATGAACATGACACCGAGATTTTGAAACGGGCAAATGAAAAACTTCAACACCTTTATTCTTTGCAAGATGAAAAATGACATTCAAGAACTGAAAAAGGCAATCAAGAAAAGGTTCGGTTCAATCAAAAGGTTTTGCAAAGTCATGAATGAAAACAAAATTGTTGTCAATTACATTTCACTGACAAATGCCTTTTCAGGACGAACCAGTGTTTCACGACAAGAATACATTGTCAACTTTGTCAAGGTTCTTTTGAATGAACCAAAGTTTGAAGAATGCCTTCAAGACCAGATTTCAGATGTTGAACGTGAAGAAATAAGAATTCAAATCTTGAAGAACTTCAAGAATGTTTGCACCTTTTCAAAACTTCATGAAGACTTCAATCAAGTGTTTGTTCACAATGTCATTTCTGGAAAACGTAAGCGACGTGACAAAAGGTTCATTGAACTTCAAAACACATTGAAGTCATGAAAACATCAATGAATTCGTCGGAAAGATTGCCTTATTTCAATTTTTATCCGGCAGACTGGTTGACAGACACTTCACTTCGATTGTGTTCACCAGAAACGCGAGGCGTTTGGATTGACTTACTTTGTCACATGTCACTTTCTTCTGATCGTGGTTTTTTGATTCTGAATGGTCTTGTTTTGGACACAAAAGGAATTCAAAAGTTGTCCGGAATCAGTCCGAAAAAGTTCCGAAAAGTGTTTCAAGAATTGACTTCTTTTGGAATCATAAAGCAAGACGAAGAAGGTCGTTTTTATTCAAAAAGAATGGTCAACGATGAACACCTTCGTCAAGTCAGGCGTGAAGTTGGTAAGAAAGGCGGCAACCCAAACCTGAAGAAGAAAGACAAGCAAGGTGTTGAAGGTTTGGTTCAAAATTTGGTTAACCAAACAGACAACCAAAATTCAACCCTTTCAAAGTCAAAGTCAAAAGTCAATAAAAAAAATAAATATTTTTTTAATGAAGAAGGTGAAGGTTTGAATCAGTTCAACCCAGTGAATGAATACATTCAAAAGAATTGCCCAAATGTCGCAAAATTGTCAAGTCAAATGACAAATGATGAAGTTGAAAGACTTCTTCTTGAATACACTTTTGAAAAAATCACGCTTGTTCTCGATTCAATGGAAAACTACAAACCTTTGGTGAAGAAGTATTCTTCTGTAAATTTAACACTGAAAAACTGGTTAAAAAACGCAAATCATGACAAATCAAATTCAAGTAACACAAGAACCGGAAAACCTGATTTCGAGAATGCAATTCGCAACTTCTAACGGTCAAGAAATCGTCAGAACTGCAACTTCAGGAATCAACATGAAAAATCTTGTTGACGATGAACCAATAAGACAAGCATTCAGGTACATTTTCACACTTATCGGTCTGAAGGCGGAAAACATACCTTCAGACCTTCAAAAAGCGGTCTTGATTCAGTTTGTCAAAAATGAACTGGGTTCATTCACACCAGATGAATTGTGTCTCGCATTCAGACTTGCAGTTTCAAAAAAACTTGATGTTGAAGTTCAACACTTTCAAAACTTCAGTGCGATGTACGTTGCGGAAATCATGGAATCGTATCGAAAACAACGAAATTCAGCGATCACTGAATACAGACAAAACTTGAAACAAATTCAACAAACTGAAGAAAATTCAATTTCGCCTGAAAGAAAACTTCAATTGTTCTGGGAATTCGTTGACACAATCATTCTGAAACTTTGGCAAACCTACAAACAGACAAATTCACTTGACCTGAAACACTACCGAGTCGCTTCAATTTATGAAGTTCTGTCAGAAGACTTTTGTTTCATCAACTTGACCAAAGAAGACAAGGTTGAAATCAAAAAACGGGCAGAGCAATCGGCAAAAAATCATGTGTTCAATCAACCTTCTGAAACACTTGAAAGGGTTCGTGAAATCAAATCAATCAAGAATGCAATTGAATCTGGTGTTCAACACATCGGGTTTGAAAATTTAATCTTGAACAAGTGTTACGAACTGGCGATTCGTGATTACTTTTCAAGTCTGAAAACATCTGGTCAAGACCTGAAGGTTTTGATTGATGAAATCAGACCTTCATTCAAACTGATAAAGAAATGACACCAGTTCAACAATTCGCAGCGGTAATTGAACAAATGCACCCTGAAATTTTCAACCTGAAGACTGAAGTCGGAAGAAAAGCACTTCGGCATGTTGCGGAACTTATGGAACTTGAAAAGGCCGAAATCATTTATGCTTTTGAAGAAGGCAAATTTTCACAATTGTTGAACGGTTCTTCAAGAACAAAACCGAAAGACGGTTTGACATACTACATCAACAAGTTCAAAATCAAAAACACATGAAAAAAGAAATCAACCCCGGAAATTCACTTTTGTTTCTTCTTCAAAGGGAATACATTCGAGAATGCAGAATTGAACACGCAAAAGACGAAGAAGGCAATTTCAAGACAGACGAAGAAGGCAAAGTCATTGAACAAGCGGTTCACCCTTTGAAACTTTCATTTTCAGACTGGTTGATGAAGAACAACTTGATTGTTCAACAAAGTCAAATCTTGACACCAGACAAAAACATCGTAAAACCCTTAAAACTCGTATAAACATGAACAAAGTTTTTTTAATCGGAAACGTGGGTTCAGACCCAGAATTCAAACAGACCCAGAATTCAAGTCTTGCATCATTTTCAATTGCAGTCAATGAAAAACGAAAGGTCAACGACAACTACGAAACAAAAACAACATGGTTCAAGGTTGTGCATTTTGGAAAAGGTGCGGAATTCACGAAGAAATTCATCAAAAAAGGCATGAAAATACATGTTGAAGGCAAACTTGAAATTTCAACCTTTGCATCAAATGACGGAACACAAAAACAATCAATTTCAGTCATTGCCGAAAACATCAATATCTTTGAAAAAATTGAAAAGCAAATTGAACATGAAAACACTTTCTTCAATTGAAAAAATCGCAATCATTTGGTCGGTGCCGATTGTTGCAGTCATTCTTGTTCTTGCATTCATTTATTCATTCCTGAAGTTCATTCTTGCAATGTTCTTGACTTACACTGGAACTGGTGCCGCAATTTCATTCTTGTTCTTGAAAATCAAAACTTCATACGTGACAAAGAAGTTCAACCAGTTCAAAGAAGAAGAAGACTTTTTGAAGAACTTTGACATCAGAAATTGAAATGAAGTTGTCAAAATTGTTTCAAACGCAAACCAGTCTTCAGAATGCACTTCAATATGCTGAAGCACACATCGAAAGACTTGAATCTTCAAAAAGACTGATTGAAAAACAGATTGAAGTCTGGACAAAAAAGAAAGAAAACCTGAAATCGCAAATCAAAAACACATAAAATCATGATTAAACACTTTGAAGAATACACACATGAATTGACAAATGAAGAAAGATACGTTGTTGAAACCATTGTCAGAAGATTTGAACACCGAAAAGGGAAACAGAACATTGTCACTGGTGAACAAATACGTGACGGAATCAACAAAACACTGAACCTGAACTTTGACACGGTCAGAATCAGAAAAATGATTCAATATATCAGAACAAATGACTTGATCGCTGGACTGATTGCAACTTCAAAAGGTTACTACGTAGCAAACACACCAGAAGAAATTGAAGACTGGATTGAATCGTTAATTTCACGCGAGAATGCAATCAGAAGAATTCGTGAAGTTGCAGAAGAAACGGTCCGTCAAATGCGGTCAAAAACAATTCAAACAACCTTGTTTTCATGAAAAAGAAACATGTCTTGTTGTTCATTCTGTTTTGGTTGTTGTCGATTCTGATTCCGATTGCAATTGCATTCAATGTCGAATCAAAAAATGAACATGAAAAAACCAAAGCAAGACAGAACACAATCAAAAACTGAAGACAAACTTGACAAGGTTCAACGAATCTGCGAACTTTATTCTTCTGGACAAGTCACAATTGAATCATGTTGTCATGAAGTTGGAATTTCGCAACGAACCTTCTGGAATTATTGTGACCAGAATGCTGAATTTTCTGAACTTTACAAAAAGGCAAAAGAAAAGCATTCAAAAATCGGTCGTGAAGGCATTCGCGAAAAGGCAGAAGACAACCTTTCAAAGTTGATTTCAGGTTTCTGGATTGAAGAAACTGAAGTTGAAGAACTTTTTTCAAAGACTGGTCAATTGTCTGGCAAACGTGTCAAGAAGAAGAACAAATTCATTCCGCCAAATGTGACGGCAGTCATTTTCGCATTGAAGAATACAGACCCAGCGAACTGGAATGAAACCTTCAGTGTTGACCTTTCAGGTGAAAAGCAAGTCTTCAAAATTGGCGAACAAGTCATTGAATTCACATAAAAACCCAGAACATGAAAATTCAAAGGTCACAAGCAAAAGGCAAAAAGTACAAAGTTGAAGTCAAAGGCAAAACGATCAACTTTGGTGCAAAAGGTTATCGAATAAAACCCGGAACACCCGCAGGCGATTCATATTGTGCAAGGTCTGAAAAGATAAAAGGTGCAAATGATGAAACGACACCGAATTACTGGGCGAGACAACTTTGGTCTTGCAAAGGCAACAAATCAACATCTGACAAACCATTCTTCGGAAAATATGAACTACCTTGAACAAGACATTGAAAGATTCGCAGACAGACTTTTTCAGCAATTTGCAACCAGTGAAGAAGTGTTGAATCATTTGAAACAAAGACTTGAAACGGTCAAACAAGCGGAATTCGACTTTGATGAACTCGACAATCAATTTGAATTTCTGAACAATGTCAGAAGGTATGTTGTCAACAAAGCCAAATTTCAATGAACATTGTCTTCAGTCCGCACCCGAAACAACTTGAATTCATTGAAGCGGTCTTTTCATTCAAGTTTGAATGTCTTTTGTTTGGCGGTGCCGCTGGTGGCGGGAAGTCTTATGTTTCACTTGCGACATTGATTACACTTGCGAAGGTGTTCCCGAATTCAAGGTCACATGTCATTCGGGAATCATTGCCAACACTGAAAAGAACAACAATTCCGACCTTCTTCAAACTTTGCCCGAAGGCATTCATTCAAAATTATCACCAGACAGACCATGTTGTGACCTTCACAAATGGTTCAACACTTGAATTTTTTCCTGAAAACTTCAGTCAAGACAAGAACTTGACCAGATTTGACGGACTTGAAACAAACTTCTTTCTGATTGAAGAATGTCAAGAAATTCAGAAGAAGACCTTTGAAAAATGCAAACTTCGTGTCGGCCGTCACATCATGCCGAAGGGAATAAGGCAACCGCCCAGATTGATTTTAATGACATGCAACCCTTCACAAAACTGGACAAAAGACCTTTTTCACAACCCTTCACTGAACAATGAACTTCAACCTTCATATTTCTACAAACGTGCATTGATGTCTGACAACCCAGACCTTCCGGAAGAATACATTGAAGCAATGAAGAACCTTGACGATGTCACAAGACAAGTGTTTGTCGAAGGGAACTGGGACGTTGTTGATGTTGACAGACCCTTCGCATACGGGTTCAACAAGTTCAAGACGGTCAAACCAAATGTTGAAATTCAGAAAGGTGAACCAATTATTTTGTCGTTTGACTTCAATGTTGACCCGATTACTTGCATCGCTGGTCAATCATTCAAAGACAAGATTCGTGTGTTCAAAGAATTCAGGTTGCGGAATTCAGACATCTACAAACTTTGTGAAGCAATCAGAACTGAATTCGGTGACCAGTTTTTCATTGTCACTGGTGACGCATCTGGTTCAAATCGTTCTGCAATGACAAAAGGTGTTGTGAATTATTACACAATAATTCGTGACGAACTTGATTTGCCACGGTCCGCATTCAGGGTTCCGTCATTCAACCCTTCAATCAAGAATTCAAGGGTTTTGTTGAATTCAATTCTTCAAAGACACCCAGACATTCAGATTGATTCTTCATGTCAATACCTTATCAACGATCTTCAGCATGTTGAAGCCGATGAAAATGGCGACATTGACAAGTCAAAAGATTCAAAGTTGACACACCTTCTTGATTGTTTCAGGTATTTTCTTTGGACTTTTCACCACGACTTCATAAAGTTGAAATGATTATTTTTGAAGTCAAATAAAACTTGAAACAATGCCGAAAAAACTTGAAAGATGTGTTGTTGATGTCATGAAACAAGGCAAAGACAAATCGTCAGCGTATGCAATTTGCACTGCATCATTGAACAAAATCAAGAAGGCAAACACCAAAACAAAGAAGAAAAAATGATTTTCGGAAAATGGAAAAAGACAAAAGATTCGGTTCTTTCTGCAAAAGAAGAAACTGGTTCAAAAATTCCCTTGAAACACGTTTTCACCGATTCAGAAGGGTTCAAATGGTACGAATTCATGAACCCTTTGACCATGTCTGCGAAACGGGCGATTGCCGCAGAAGTCGCAACAAGGTTTTCAGAAATGAACCTGACAAAAGACCAGATGTTGATTCTGATTGAATCAATGAAACGGAATGCAAACAACGGCAACATTGTTGAATTGTTCAACATACTTGCAGAACTTGAATTTCGATTGAATTACATCGGTGAACAAGAAACCTTGATTGAACTTGCAACTTGTTATTTCGTCATTCAAGGTGAAGACGAATCTGAATTCAGTGAAATCTGGAAACAAAAGAAGAAAGACAAGTTGACTTCAGACCCAAAACTTCAAGATTTTTTTTTGCAAAAGGCGTTCATGTTCACAATCAAATCTTCGGAAATATCCGTTCAAGATATTCAAGACTTTTTGAAGACAACACTTCCGGCAAAAGAAAGGTTCAATCGTCTTTTGCGTCGGTTGAAATCGGAAAATACATTGACCAAATCAACTACGTGAATCAAATAATGTGTGAAAACAAGGTCACTGAAATGAAAGCACTTGAATCGTTGTCTGTCGATGAATATTACCAGACAATTTCAACTTACTTCAGAATTATTGATGAAAGGAATCAACAACTTGAAAAATTGAAATAAAAATGGCGGACAATGTCAAAAATGTTTTGTTCAGACTTCAGGCGGACACTGGACAACTACGAAGGGAACTTGAAGCGATCAAGTCTGGTCTGGGAAACATCGGAACTGCAACCAAAGGTGCGGAAAACCAGATTTCAGGACTTCGAAAGACTTTGACTGGTGCGGCTGCGGCCTTTGGCGGAATTTCAGTTGCGGCATCTGCGATTGACTTTGGAAAGGGTGCATTGAATGCGGTTCAAAGTTATGAAGCCGTGAACATTTCACTTGAAACATTTCTCGGTTCTTCTGAAAAGGCAAAACAAGTGTTCGCAGACCTTGAAGAATTTGCAATCAAGACACCTTTCACACCAGATGAAGTGAATCAAGCGGGCAAAGCGTTACTTGCATTTGGTGAACCAGTTGAAAATCTGACAACAACCCTTGAAAGAATCGGCGATGTGTCTGCGGCAACTGGCAAAAACTTCAATGAACTTGCAGTCATTTACGGAAAAGCAAGAACACAAGGAACACTTTACGCAGAAGACATCAATCAATTGACTGAAGCCGGAATTCCGATTCTTGATGAATTTGCAAAACAACTCGGTGTCGATGTTTCACAAGTCAAAAAACTGGGTTCAGAAGGTCAAATTTCATTCAAGAACCTTGAAGAAGGTTTCAAGTCTTTGACTTCTGAAGGCGGAAGATTTGACGGACTGACTGAAAAACTTTCAAAGTCAACTGCCGGAAGAATTTCAAATGTCATTGGCGGTTTTGAGCAATTGCAAAGGTCAATCGGAAACGGACTTTTACCAGTGTTTGAAACAACACTTGATGCGGCATTCGCATTGATTGAAGGGTTCAAAGCGATTCCGCAATTTCTTCAAGATTACGGAAGAACATTGACCCTTCTGGGCGGTGCGATTGCCTTTTATGTTGGTCAAAGGAATGCGGCAATTCAGGCGGAATTGATTTATCAAGTACGAATTCGTGCCTTAATCATTCAAGAACAACTTCAGGTAGCGGTTCAAAGACTTCGTGCATTCTGGACACGAGCGACAACGATTTCATTGAATACCTTGACAACTTCAACTGGTCTTTATTCGGCAGCGACCAGAATTGCAACTGCAACAACAACTGCGTTTTCAACCATTTTGAAAACAAATCCGATTGGTCTTCTTGCAACTGGACTTGCAACCGCAGCGGCATTCTTGATTGACTTTGGTGAAGCGGAAGAAGAAGTTGTTGTTGAAACTGAAAAATTGATTGACAAACAATCGGCACTGGCAACCGCTCAAAGTGAAGCGAATTCAGAATCCGCAAAGCAAGTTTCAGAACTTGACAAATTGGTGAAAGAAATCAAGAAGACAAACACTGGTTCAAGTGAAAGAAAGAAACTGGTTGACCAGTTAAACAATCAATACGGAACAACACTGAAGAACATCAATGATGAAAAGAAATTTGTTAAAGAACTTGACCAAACTTATCAAGATTTAGTCAATTCGATAAAACAAGCCGCATTCGCAAAAGCGGCAGAAAATCAAATCATTGAATTGACAAAACAACAATTGAATCTCGAAGACCAGTTAGCAAAGACCAGAAAAGCCGAAGCAGATCGTCAGAAAAAGGCAGAAGAAGACAAAGCAAAAAGGCAATTTTCAACTGAAACACCTTTGATTTCTTCAGAACTTGAAGCAAATGAAAAACAAGCCGCTGCAAATCAGAATATTTTGAAGGGTGCGCTTGATGCTCAAATCAAAGCAACTGAAGAACAATTGAATTCAACAACCGAAGCGATTGATGCACTTTCAGAAAGAATTGCACAAGCCGGTGCAAATGTTCAGAAAAGTGACAAACAGACTGCAAAATCGGGCGAAGATGTTGGCAAAAAAAGAAGGGAACTTCTTCAAGACTTGACCAGACAAATTGAAGTCTTGAATCGTGAAGTTTCAACCCAGAAGATTGAAGTTGTTGATGCGGTCACCTTTGATGAACAAAAAAACAGATTGAAACTTCTTTCAGATGAACGAAAAAAGGCAATTGATGAAGAACTGACTGAAAGAATAAACAAGGCACGATCTGAAGGTCTTCTGACAACAACCATTGAAGCACAATTTGAAGAAATCAGAAGACTTCAAAAACTCAAAGTGACAAATGACACTGAAAAACAAATCAGTGAACTTGTGAAGCAAGAACAAGAACGCCGTTCAAAATCAAATGCAGAACTTGACCAGATTGAACTTGACAGAAAACTTCAGCAAAATGAAGAATTTCAAAGTGAATCAGAAAGACAACTTCAGTTTCTTCGTGACCAGTTTCAAAAGGCAACATCTGAAAAAGAACGAACTTCAATAAGGGAACAAATTCAAAGCCGACTTGATGAACTGAAACAAGGCATCAATGAAGAAGAAACACTTTTGATTCAGAAAATTGAAAAGCAACGTGATGAAGAACTGAAAAATGCGGCACTGATTCCAGAAGAAAGAAAAGTCATTGAACAACAAGCCGCACTTGACATTCTTAAAATCAGACAAGACACCGCAGACAAAATTCAAGACATTGAAGACGAAACCTTGACTGAAGAAGAACTGAATGCAGAAAAAAGAAAAGAAGCAATCAAAGAAGGCATTGATGAAATCATTGAAAAAACCAAAGAATTGACAAATGCGATTCTTGATGCTGCGATTCAACAAACAGAAATTCAAATTTCAGCACAAGAAAAGAGAATTGAAAAGGCACGAGAAATCGCTGAAAAAGGGAATGCAGAACTTCTTCAGGCAGAAGAAGACAGATTGACCAAACTTCAAGAAAAACGTGCGAAATTCGTTAGGGCGCAACAAGCACTTGCAGCGATTGAACTTGTTGCAAATTCATCAGTTGCGATTGCAAAGGCAGCGGCTGAAGGCGGTGCCGCAGCACCTTTCACAATTGCAGCGACATTGATTGCACTTGCAGCGGGACTGGTCGCAGCAAAAGCGCAAGCACAATCAGCGGCCGGTTCATTTGCTGAAGGTGGTTTCACTGGTGAAGGTTCAAAGTACGAACCCGCTGGTGTTGTTCACAAAGGTGAATTTGTATTCACCAAAGAAAAAACAAGAAAATATCGACCCTTGTTTGAAGCAATTCACAAAGGTCGTGACCCTTACTTGAACATGAACATTGAAAGACACCAGACACTTCAAACGAAAACAATGGAAAACAGACTTGAAAGAATTGAAAAGGCAATCAAAGAACAAAAAGGTCTGAACCTTTCAATTGATGAAAACGGCATCAACGGAATTGTCACTTCAGTTCAATACAAACAAAACAGAATCAGAAACAAGGCGCGATGAATTCAATGAAAATCAAGTTGAACAATGTTCTTCTGACTGGCAGAATTGACGGAACTGAAAACTTTGAAGTCACACTTCGAAGAAACGACAACTTTGGACGAACTGCAAAGTCTTTCAGTTCAGAACTGGTGTTCTTCGATGACGGTTACCAAATTTTGAAGACTGCATTGATTGACCCAGTGAACGGGTACGGTCTGAAGGTTGATGTCAAAATTTATGACGATTGTTGTTCTGAACCAGTTTTTGAAGGTATCATTCGGGGCGATGCAATTGACTGGTGCGAACCAGATTGTTCAATCACTGCATCAGTCATTGAAGAAGACCTTGCGTATAATTGCCTTCAGTCGAAAGTCATTCCCAAACCCGGAAGTTCTTCAACATTCATCAACTTGTTGTATTGCATTGAAGGTCGCCCCAAATTTTTGCACATCATTGGTGCGATTCTTCTTTCAATTCTGGGTTTTGTTGTGTCAACGGTTCTTTTGCCTTTTGTTCTTGTCATTATTGTGATCGCATCAGTCATTTATGTTTTGTGTTCAATTGTCTGTTTTTTGCCTTTGACAGATTGCACACAAGACGATTGTGACGATTCCCAAATCAACCCAGCGAACACCGTTGATTTGATTCAAGACTTGATTGACGATGCAGTCGGTTTCTTTGACACATGCAACCGGAAACACCCTTCTGTTTTGTTGCGCGAATTCCTGAAAATTGGTTGTGCGCAATGTGGTTTGAACTTCAGTTCATCAATTTTGACAGACCCTTCTTCAATTTATTACAACACGGCACTTTGGGCGGCATCAGTTGAAAAGGGAAAACCGTCTTCAATCATTGGTCAAGATTTGATTTCAGAAAACTGGCCGATTGAAACAATGGAAACATTTCTTGACAATGTTCTGAAACCAGTCTTCAATGGCGATTACGCAATCGTAGGCGGAACACTGGTTTTTGAACGAAAAGATTACTTCAATTCGACAACTGAATGGATTGATGCAGAACAATTGTTGAACACTTCAAGAATCATTGACAATCAAGTGTGTTTTTCATGGATTGACCGAGAACGCTGGGCTTTTGGTCGATTTGAATACAATGTTGATGCACTTGACATCATTGGGAATGAAGCAAAGTTGCGATTCAATGACATTGTTGATTTCAATGTTCCATACAACCCGACACAAACTGGTCAATTGAATGTGTCTTTACCTTTGTCACCGGCACGATTCAGGTCTGACGATGTTGACAATGAAGGTACGATCTTTGAAATTCTTGAAGCATTTCAAGGCGGTCTTCTTCTTCTGATTTTTGGCGGTCAATTTGCAAACCAGAACAAGAAAGCAATGATGTTGAACAATCATTGTGGGTTCAATTACAAGTTTTTAATCTGGGACGGCGTTGACCGGGAATTTTCAACCGTAAAAAACAATTATTCAGACACATTCACTGGCGGACCAGTTCTTGTTGACGGCATTAATGTTGACCCAGACGACCGTTTCAATTATCCGTTTTGGTTCAAGGAAAACAACACAAACAATCTTTATTCTTTGTTTCACTACATTGACGACCCTCGCAACCCTTCTGCAACACAATTCAATTTCAACTTCACATTTGAATTTGAATGTTCAGACCTGACTTCTTTTGACTGGTCAAAAACAATCAGACTGCCGAAGAATGGTTCAATTGTTTACGGGCGAATCAAAGAAGTCAAAATCAATTTTTCTGACAGAACAATGTCAGTTCAAGGTATTGTGTAAATTTGTGAAAAATCAAAAACATGGCGAATCCGCGTTGGGATTTTAACAATTGTTTGAGTGAACAAGGCACACCCGGTGCATTCACGAACACAATTTATTCAGGTTGTTGTTGCAATATTACTTGCAGAATCACGAATGTCTTCACACAAAAGATGACATTGACCGGAATCAATTTGATTCATACAACTGGAAGTTTCACTTCTTCAATTATTTCAATAAACTTCAACCCGCCTTCGTTTCCTTACAACGTCAATGCGGGCGATTTTGTTGACATTGAAATTCAAATTTGTGCGGGTTCTGGCAATGTTGAAGATGTTTTGAACATTCAACCAGTATCGGCAGAACACGGTTCTGAATCACATTTGTTTTCTTTTGGTTATCCGGCACTACCGCCAACAATCACACCTTCTTCAATTGATTTTGGTGTTGTTCCTTTTGGTGACACATCTGCAAATTTTCAGATTTGTATTTCAAACAATTCAACACTTTGTTCAAACAATTTCGACATTGACAACACTGCATGTGCCGGAATTGTTCCGAGAACTTTAAGACTTGCACCAGACCCCGGCGGTGCCGACACTGACTGCGCAAATTTATCATGGACACCTGAAGAACCTTGTCAAATTCTTGATTGCGACATTGTCATTGACTTATGCGGAACTGAATTCTTGATTCCGGTCACCGGTCAAGCGACAGACGCTGGTGGCGAACCATGCGGTGAACCTTGTCCGTGTCTTTGTTGCACTGGTGTTGACATAAACGCTGAAGGCAAATGTCTTGGAACATGGTCGACTGCATGTGACAATGAAGCGGTGTTCAATCAATCTGCAATCGGTGAACAAAAACAAGTCAGTTTCAGATTCACATACGCACACGGAATTGGTGACAACTTTGAACTTTTCTTCAACCCGATAATTTGGGCCGTAACTTGCAATTATTCAACAAAGTATGGCGGTCCGATAAACGCTGCACCGCCTTCAGGGTATTACATTGAATTGTTCAGTTCAATGATTGGTTCTGGTTGGTTTCCGATGTCACTTTACGGTGCAACAACCAACACACCAAATCAAAAAAACTGGATTGTCGAAATTCAAGTTGTTACTTCAACATCGTTTGAAGTAAGGTTGACAATGTTCATGATTTCAGACCTTGAAGACTGGATTTCGGCGGCAGTGTTCAACAATGCACCAAAATGGCGAAGAAACCATGTTCTTGCACCAGTTCCCGCCTTGACTGGTCCGCTTGTGAACACATTCCCTTCAGTTTACAATTCACAAAGAAAGTTGTGTTCATTGTTCTGGGTTCATGACCCGAATAAATTGAACCCAAACGGCAGCGAATTCACATGCTACAACACACATTCAATCAACTGGACTTCAAGATTTTTCAATAAAGGTTTGAACAACGGGCCGTCAGAATTTACAGACCCGTTGTTCATTTTTGAAAGAAACGGAAACCCAGTTTCAACACTTTCAACAATTCAGAAGACTGAAGTGAAGTTTTACATCAACATTCCAAATGTTTATGGCGACATTCAATGTGTCTTCTTCAATTTGTTTGATGAATCAACAACTGACAATTCAGTTGATTTCTTGCAGAATTACAACAATTCAAGAAGTCAAATTGTGAACAATGCCGTTATCAGTGTTCTTGACAATTTACTTGAATCGCCTTCTTCAGTGACCGCACTGGGCGGTGACGATTACGAAGTGACTGCATTCATCGGAACTGGTCTGAATGTTTCACATCAATACAGAATTTTCGCAGTTGTTTATTCGAAAAACGACATGGTCAATTCTTTCATTTCAGACCCTTTGAAAGTCACAAATGTTCCTGAACCAGATTGTGAAAATTGTCAAATTGAAACGACTTCTGGTTGGAATCAGATATTTCTTGGAAACATTTCAAATTGTATCAGACCAGTTGCAAAAGAACGAATTCAGCATGTTGTCACATTTGGTGAAGGTACATTGAAAGATTGTTTCGGAAGGTCGATTAACTGGCTCGATTACATTGTTTCATTGTCTTTGAATGTTTACTTCAGACAACCAGATTTTCCGGTTTCTGGAAAAACAACATTCTTCATGTTCAATCAAGAAACTTCAAATCGTATTGTCGGGTATCCGGGCAACTGGAACAACCCCGGAAACTTGATTGTTCAAGATTCAGGTTCAGACATTGTTTCTGAATTCACAAGGCGTGTCGGGTTTGAATCAAGTCCGTTTTCTGGTTCAAATGTATTCACTGCAAACACTTCAACATTCATAAACCGCACACCCGCTGGTGTTCTGGGTTCACCTTATGTGACAACTTTGGGTGTGACGAATGACTGGCGAGGTTCAGAAATCATTTACGAATACATTCTTCGAATGGATTTTTCAAGTATTTACGGGACACCTTTTGAAATCAATTATGTAAAAGGGTTTCGTGTTCTTGCAATTGAAAATGAACCTACAAATTCAGGTTTTGACCAGAAGATTTTTGGTTTTCAATTTGAATGTCTTTCAGGCGGTGTCTGGTCAACAATTGACGGTGTCTTTTGTCCTGACAATTGTGACCAGATTCGTGCAACATACACTGCAAATGAAAGCGGAAACTTTGCCTTCTTTGCGAACATCACACCGGGCGGAAACACTTCAAATGTCAAAGAATCAGAAGACACTGCATTCAATTTGCCGCAACAATTGAATGTCATTTCACTTGACTTGACTTATTCACCTTCTGGTTTGACTTATGAAGCAACTGCATTGATTGACCCTTCAACATTGACACCCGGACTTTCTTATGAACTTTGCGGTTATTGGTCAAAGTCAAACCCTTAAATTTGCAACATGGCAGACCTTTTTGATTCTTACATTTCACCAGTTTCAGATTCAATTGCGTATTGTGACTTGACTGATTTCACATGCACAATTGATGCAGAAACCAGACTTCTTTGCGGTGAAATTTCAACCTTGTGCGGTTCTGATGATTGTTCAACACTGATCGTAAATAACGGAATCGGTCTTTGCGATTGCGGTGACACATGGAATGCAGAATGTTGCGGAAATGACACACCTTTCTTCATTCCCTTTCAACTCGGTGACCAGTTTGATTTTCAGTTTCAACAACCTTTGATTGTCACTGGCGGTGTTTCAGACGGTTGGTCTTCAGACGGAACACTTGACACCAGACAATCAGCGGCATATTTTGAAATTCGTTCTTGTTGTTCAGACCAGTTGATTTCAGTTGATGAAACTTCATGGTCTGATGTTGTTCAAAATTGGTATGTCGGAAAGTTTGAAATTGTCAACTACGACGGAACAATCACAAAGAAGTCAATTCAAATGATTCGTTTCAATTTTGAAGCAATTGCAAACTTGATGAAGCAAGAAGGTCTTGAACCTTGTTTTTATTTCAAGTTTTGTTTCACAAAGACTTCAGGTAAAATTCAAAACCCTTTGAACCCTGCGAACATTGATTGTTTTTGTTCTGAACCCTTCAAACTTGAACCTTGTCTTTCTGGTGAAAAAAGGTCTGTTTTGTTGTCTTCACTTTATTCAACAACTGATTGTTTCGGCATGTATTACGGAAACCAGTTCGCAAATACTTTGGGCGGTTCACCTTTTGTTTATTCAAACCAGATGCGTGTTCCGGCAGTCTTTGAACAAACGAATTTTCAAATCACAAAAAACATCATTTCTTCATCAAAGAAGACAACATCAAGTGAAGTGTGTGAAACATGGCTTTTGCGATCATTCCCTTTGCCGCAAAGGTTCATGCGACTGGTTGTTTCAGTTGTTGCGGGCCGTGATGTTTATGTTGATTCAAAAGAATATCAATTTCAAGGTGAAGTTTCAAAGAACAATGACACTGGAACTCGTTGGTTCACTGAAATGAATTTTGAATATTGCAATTGCACCAAAAATCTAACTTGTTGACATGATAACAATTGAAAACATTTCTTCTTTTCTGTCCGATTCAAAATATCGACCAAAGAACTTTGAACACTGGCAGAAGGTTCGTGAAACGATGTTTGTTCACACCCGCGGAAAGAAACCAGAAACAATCTTGACTGCAAGGCGACCAAACGAAGACCCAGAT